TGCAATTCAGACAAGTGCCATGGCCCCCGCAGGTCGATGGACTGGACATTGTTTTTTGCAGTTAATAGCTGGAGGATCGCCAGAATATTTTATAGAGATCTCCCCTTACGTCGTTAATCCTGTACCAATGCCATGACGCAAATAGTTAAAGTCCTTAACTCGCCAACACGAATTATTAAATCTGCACCAATCCAGATTAATAACACTGGCGTATCAGCTAAGCAAAAATCCATAAATTTTAGTTATGGCGATGTGACTACACAGACGATCTATGCATTGACGGCAGGGCAACGGATTACTCAGGTTGAAATTGTTTTTGATGTTGCCTTTAATGTCGTTTCTACTATTTCTGTAGGAGATAGTGGCAACACTCAGAGATTAATGACTACAGGACAAAATAATCCGCTTTCTACGGATGTTTACGCAACGACTCCGTTTTATAAATATGCGTCAAATACCAATATTTTGCTAACTCTTAATACTGGTATGGGCGCTACTCAAGGATCAGGCGTTGTTATTGTTTATTACGAATAGGAAAAAGAAATGGGGCTGTTTAAAGATCTAAAAGGTACGACAGAAAGCATTTTTCGCGTCGGTGTAAATGCTTGGAAAAATATTACGGGTGGGATTGCTGCTCGTAATGCTGCTGATAATGCCGACGTAAAGGTTCAAGCAAGCCAATTTGAAACAACTGGCAACACTGGTCTGATTATCAACGCTGACGCTGCTAATACAGGCGCGGATTGGTCTATTACAATCAATCGTCCTGCAACTGGTATGGCGGCCGGCTACACACTGACATTACCTACTACAGACGGATCGCCGTCTGAGTATTTGCAGACGGATGGCAGTGGTAATTTAACATGGGCTGGGGTGGGCGGATCTGCCGACAAAATGGCGGTTGATACTACTTCGCTAGCTTTTGGTACGTCTTCGCCATTAACACTGTTTACGACTCCAGCTAATGCTGTAATCCATAAAATCCAAGTCGTTATTGATACGCCTTTTAATGGCACTGCTAACGTAACTGTGGGGATTGCTGGCACTACCTCTAAATATATGGGCTCGTCTCAAAACGTCTTGCAAGGCATCGCTAAAGATGTTTATGAAACGAATCCTGGAGAGGCGGCGGCTAGTGAAGCTTTGATCGCTACTTACGCAGCAGGTGGCGCTAGTGCTGGAGCTGCTAGAATCTTGGTGTATTACTCTGTGCCATCATAATTAAATGGGCTTAATACCTGATCTAAAAGGAACGACAAGCAATTTTTCTGTTGGCGGTGAGCTATCTACCACTGGCGGAATAAAGTCGCGCGTGGTTACTCTCACTGATGCTGCTACAGTCACCCCAAATGCTGACACCACGGACTTAGGGATATTAACGAGCCTCTCTCAAACGACTACCTTTGCTAATCCCACGGGCAGTCCTACTAATGGTCAATTACTCCAAATAAGGATTACTAGCAGCACATCAAGAGCCATATCTTTTGGCACTGCCTATCAAGCTGCTAGCGCTCTGTCACTACCAACTGCTACCACAGGCGGCGGTGCTGAAGATTATCTTGCTTTCCACTGGAATAGCACGGATTCGGAATGGGATTTGATTGGCACGACGATCGGGGCGTACCCAACAGCTACGCCATTGACTTTAGGTCAAGTTCTCGCAGCAAGAGAAAATTTTTTCTAAGGAGTAATTAACATGGCAGCAAATACAGCACCAATATTTTGTCGTAGACCAAACGATCAATGGATTTCGATTATCAATACCGCAGCCAATACCGCTACCGACGGGACAGGTACAGTAGCGACAGTTTTTACAGCAAACTCAGTAGAAGGTGAAGGCGCTTTTATTCAGACAATTACTGTAAAACCCGTGAGTCATACGGGGTCTAACAACGTCGCAAACGTAGCTAGATTTTTTATAAATAATGGCTCAACCAATGCAACGGCGGAAAACAATAGTTTTTTTGCTGAATTAACTTTGCAAGCTACTACAGGTTCAGCTAACGCAGCTATTCAAGAATTTACTTTACCTGTATTTAAGATGCTACCAAATGGCTACAAGATAAATGTTTGCTTAGGTACAACCGTAGGCGCTGGATTAGGCTGGTACTTCACAGCTTGGGGAGGCGATCTGTAATGATGTACGGTTTTCAGACCTCGCAACGACAAGGCGGCGCTGGCAATCTGGTCAGAGAGTTTTTTGCCACAGGTGCTACCACTTTCCAAACTTGGGTAAAGCCTCAAGGTTGCACGATGGTTTATATGCTAGCGATCGGATCTGGTAGTGGCGGCGCTGGTGGTGCAACTGGGGCGGCTGGCACAGGTAGAGTTGGCGGCGGCGGCGGTGCGGGTGGCGCACAATCTCGCTTGCTAATTCCTGCTTTTTTATTGCCTGATATTTTGTATGTGCAAGTAGGTTTAGGTGGTTTGGGCGGTGCGGGTGGCGCTAGTGGAACGGCTGGACAACGATCGTTAATCCTACGAACAAATGCGGCGGCGGCTGCTAACCATAACGTTGTTTTGGCTTCTGGTAACGCGGTGGCGACGGCTGGCACAGCAGCAGGGGCGGCTGGTGCAGGTGAAACTGTATCCGCACAAGCTCAATCCGCTTATATAGGTTTGGGTCTGTTTGTATCTGTTGCGGGTGCAACGGGTGCGGCTGGTGGTGCTGTCGGTGGTGCTGTCGGTGGTAGCGTCACTCAATTTGCACAAAGTATGACTTGTGGCGGTGCGGGTGGTGGTAGCACTCCAGTGGCTAACACCAATAACGCAGGGGGAAACATTACGGCTGTAGGTGTTTATCCAGTGATTTCAGGTGGTATAGCTGGCGGCGGTACGGGTGCAGATGGATATTCAGTATTTATTCCATCGTTTTACACGGCTGGCGGTGCTGGTGGCGGATCTAATGGCTCGGCTGGTGTAGGCGGTGCTGGCGGTAATGCTGGTATTGGATCGGGCGGTGGCGGTGGCGGTGCGGGTGTCACTGGTGGCGCTGGTGGTAGAGGCGGTGATGGTTATGTTTGCATTGTTAGCTGGTAAAGCTTTTCAGTCCTGATTGATTCAGGTGTAACGACAAATCTATTTAAGGAGGATCTTACTATGGCTACTGAGAAATTTATCCAAAAAGCAGTCTTGTCTGAACTTGTAGAGTATACGGGTTCTAATGTCGCCGAAATTGCAGCGCTAACGATGGAAAGCTGTTGGGAAGCTTATCAAATTAACCCGTTGAATGTCGAGAATCGATTCTATACTTCTTTGCCAGAAGGTGAGGTTGAGGGGACAGCCGAAGGGGAATACACCAAATATCTATTCTTCCCTTATCAAACCTATTACGTCCCTGTCGGTGGCTATGCTGGCGTGTGTGGCGGTGTATTGTGCCTACACTCTAGCCGTGCTGAAGTGCTTAGCTCGATGGAAGTTTATCCACCCGCTTAATCAACAAAGCCCGTCATGTCTGGCGGTGCTGGTGCAGGATCAAGAATACTGAAATAGCCTATTTTAATAAAAATGACAGTACAAACTGATTTACAGACAAATCTGGACACTTATATCCAATCAAACTTCCAAGGCAGTTTGGAGGAAGTGTCAGCCGATCAATTGCCTTTGCAAAACCTACTAGAATTGCAAAGTTATTTAGTGAATAGCGGTGGCGGCGGTTCTGGTGGCGGTTCTGGTGGTTCTGGAGGTAAAGCTACAACTGCTCCTACCACGTCGGTCGCTAGTAGTACATCATCAGTAACATTACTAGCACTCAACACTAATCGTAAGTGGGCATCCTTCAGAAATGACAGTACATCAGTAGCTTACATAGCTAAGAGTGGTACTGCATCTACCTCATCAGTGTATCGACTAGAACCACAAGGCTACCTATACTTTGATGATTACACTGGTATTGTTACTGGTATTTGGGTAAGTGCTAACGGAAACATGAGAATAGAGGCAGGTACATAATGGCTAGTAATATTGTAAATCCCCCCTTTCCTCAACAAAGCGGATCTGCTCCTTACTTTGGGGTAAGGGCATGGGTAAACTTTAACGGAACTGGAACTGTTGCGATTCTTGCAAGCGGGAATGTTTCCTCTGTTACTGATAGAGGTACTGGGCTGTATACTGTGAATTTTACAACAGCATTGCCAGATGCTTTGTACGGCGTGGTTGGGTCTGTTGAGACTCTTGCAGGCACAAATACTGTTTGTCAGCAATCGGCAGGGAGTGGTACTCCTCCTTCTGGCGCAGAGAAATCCACAACGGCTTGTCAAATAGTCGCCACTGGTAGTGGCGCTGCTTTTGATGGCGCATGTATCAGTGTATTTTTTATAAGGTGATTTTATGCAAGTAATTGTTTATTTAGATGACTCTGGATCTGTAACTGTATTGACTCCTAACCTTAAATCTGGATTGTCAATCGAAGAAATTGCAGAAAAAGATATTCCGCTACTCAATGGAGAGCCTAGACCTTATCTGATTCTTGATGATTCGGAGTTACCCGATCGCATTGATCGCGATCGCTGGAAGATTCAAGGCAACTCAGTAATTATTGATGAATCGATCCCTTTACCTGAAACCATCAGAGAGATTGATGCAAGGCGTTTAAGGCTTGCGTTGCATCAATTAAATCTTTTGGATACTGTCGAGACAGCGATTGCCACATTAGGTCGTACTGCCCAAATCGAATGGGAGTATGCAACCATAATTAAAGGGAACTACCCTTTGGTGATTTCCCTATCAACTGATCTGGGCTTAAATGTTAGCGAGATTTTTGATATTGCGATCGCAATTAAATAAAGCTTAGTTGTACTTGTTTGCTTGGCATTTTAGCGATCGCCTGTAAGTCTGCGCGGATATTCTTCGAGCGATCGCATATCCATAATTTTTCGGTACGTTTTGTATCGTGCTTAGTCCGCGATCGCCCATTTGATGCGGACATAGTTGTCTCTATCTCTACGCATTTTTGCGCTGATTTGGGCGCGATATCCTGATGATAGTTACTCAGTACATAGCTAGATTCACAAGCGTCAAGAGCATCACATAAAGCTTGATAATCGTCTAAGGTATAGCCGCCGTAGTGACCTTGGTTAGTATTTGGGTATGGCGGATCTGCATAAACTAAACCGTGTGGACAATCCCAACGCTTAATAAAGTCAAGAGCATCTTCGCAGCCAATATACACATCTCGCAGTCGCTCAAAACATTCTGGCAATCTAGCGGCGCGATTTACCCATGTTGCTGCTGAGTTTTGATTGATTACTTGCGTTGCCCACCCTGCTCCAATCAAATTACTAAAACTCATATTGCATTCAATATAAGTAGCCCAAGCAACTTTTAGATCGCTGTACTCAGATGGATTGTTATAGATTTTTCGCGCCTCACGATGCTCTTCTTGGCTGTATGG